TTCGCCTTTGGTTTACATAATCTGGTCATTACCACGTTATGTTAACCTTCGTTATTATCACCCTCTTGACTTTCGATTTGTCAACATCTATTTATTTCACTCCATCGTGCTACACTCCGCACTCACAATGCCCCGACCCGTTGGCCCGTGTTTCGACTCATCATGGCGGCACCGCACCGTTATTCGCCCCAGCACCATCACCGAGTGCGATCGCTTCTTCCGCGCTCACTACCTCCGCCGCCGTCCAGCAGTCGTCACACTTGTTCTCGCTGTCGTCATTGATGGCGTTTCTCGCGGCATGGTGTGCTTCGCGATGCCACCGCGTGAGACGGCGAGGCGTTATGGATGCGTCGTATGGGAACTGGCGCGGCTTTATCTTGAAGACTTACTACCTGCCAACACTGAGAGCTTTGTGATTGGTCAGGCTATTCGCTACGTTCGCTCGCACCACAGAGACGTTGGCCTGCTCGTTAGCTACGCCGACCCGTCGTTTGGACATAAGGGTCTAATCTATAAGGCGTCTAACTGGAAACAGGACGGGCGCACAGATGACAACCGGCGGACACCTCGCTTCGACATGGTAGAGGATTCATCCGATCTGCTTGGGCCTACGCGGAAGCGTTATTCACGCGCAGCGCACGCTCCAGCGTCCGTTGAACTGCGCCGACTCCCGAGGGCATCCAAGCATCGCTACGTCTACGCCTTATGATTTTGCCGTCACGTCAATCAGTTAATGCCCGTCGTCACGCGCTCGTCAACGAGTTCCGCCGCAAGGTTTGGTCGAAGTACGAGATCACGCCGTTTCCCCATCAGGCCGAATGGATTCTCGCGGGTGAGGGCTGGACGCTGACCGATCAGGCTCCGCAACCAGGCCAACCATCGCAGTTAGTTATGCTGGAAGATGAGGCGATCGAACCACGGCTGATTGTGCCGCGTCCCGGTGGGCCGGCTCACGTTCTCGCTGACCTCGCCGGCTTCAAGGGCGGGAAGTCATGGAGCGGGGCGATGTGGATGAGCGGCTACGCTGGCGTCGATGGTGCGGTAGACATCATCGGCCTTGAATACGACACCTGCGAGCCTGAATTCAACTACTTGCTTGAGTTTCTGTTGTCCGAGAGGGGTCTAGGACTTGCCACCACGTCGCTAAGAAACAATAAGAAAGATGGCGCGATGTGGTTTACACTCGAAAACGGCGCTCACTTCGAGTGCAAGAGCTACCGCGCTTCGCGGAAGTCGGAAACGATGAAGGGCAAGACTCGCGATGCCTACTACTTTGCCGAAGCGTACCAGTTACCAGGTCTGCATGTCTGGACGCACGTCGCGCAGAACGTCCGCCAGCGTGACGGCTTTGGCGTCTTCGCTACAACGCCTGACCGCGCTTGGGTGCGAGAACTTCACGACAAAGCGCACGGGAAAGACCCTTACTATCACTGCTCATGCGACGTTGACGCGCAATGCAACCCGTTCACGTTCGACCAAGCCGCCAAAGATCGTGATGATCCTGATAAAGGTGGCTTGATGACGCGGGAGCGGTTCGCGGTCGCGTGGGGCGGCAAGGTCAATCGACACATCGGCGCGGTGTACGACTTTGAGAAGGAAGCGCAGATATTCTCCCCGTTGAACTTTCCTCAACTGTGGGATGAACAGGCAATCAGGCTCGCAGCGGAGGCTATCCAGTAATGTACGAGAAAATTGTCGTTCCGATGATCTGCAACTCCCGCACGGGCGAATGCCGCGAGTTCACCGGCCCGTGGCCGATCCGTGTGTTTTTCCCGTGGCTGTGGTGGATGTTCCTGTAAGTTGCCGTACAATCAATCGCTGGAGGTAGTGATGAGCAAGAAAGACGAGACACCGGACGAGAAGCCGGAACCGAAGAAGAAGGCCGCTGAACACGACGACGCGGACGAACTCCGCAAGCTGCACCAGAAGCTTGAGTCGGAAGCTGGCCCCGAGAAGTAACGCCCGATGACCCGTGATCTGTTACGCCTCCCGGCACACACCGAGTATCAACTGGGTGCGTCTGTCGGGAGGTTTTCGTCTGCCGCGATCCTCGCCTTGCTTCCCGGCTATCCGGTGCTTGTGGTAGAGGAAATTCCGAACTATCACTACGTAGGTGATGGAGAAATCGAACTATCGGGATTGACGACCGTCGAGTGGGGCGAGCTAGTCGTTCGCACCTGGCGAAGCTACGCCGGCAAAGACTCGCGGTGTTCTGCGTGGGTAGACCCTGACACCGAGTTCTCGAAGGAAATGCAACGCTGCAAGATGCGCCTGAAGCGCAACATCGGGCACGGCGCGGAGCTGCGAACCGAAGTCACGCGAGAATACTTCCACGACAACAAAATCTTCCTCGCGCCGTGGTTGACCGTCCTGCCGAACGAAATTCAACGCGCTCGCTGGCCCCCCGAAGAATCCTCGGCGTACAAAGTCAGGGCCACAGGACAGGACTACACGCTCTCAGCCCTTGAACAAGTCATCTCGCGTAGACCGATCGCGAAGGCTATTTTGAAGCGGCCAGCGACCCACTGGATCGAACAGCGGATGCAGACAGGCGAGAAGCGAGACGGTCGAGACATACATCTCGGGAAATTGTAGACTCCGCGCTCACGACGCTTTCGCGTCAGGCTGCTCATACGCCATCTTTCTAACGTCGTCCAGGCGACCCCCTGCGTCGTCACGCAGCAGTGCGCCCGTCGTGGAGTCGAACCACTACGTACCCCCGCCATAGACGGAACGGGTGAGCGCGGCGACCCTAATTTATGCTAGACTTTCACTCGTTACAAGCTAATTAACAAGCTAACACCTGTTCGATAGACAAGTAAGTTGACAGGTAGTTCGCAAGTGTCCGCCAAGGATCGCCCTCTCAGACGATCCGGGGGTGCCGTGTTCACCGAGCGGTGCGGCGATTCGGTGGCTAACCCGTTGACTGTGCAGGAGTGTGAACTTGAGCGATCCGTTGAAGTCGTTGCCGAAGACGTTGCCGCGCATCCCGAGCTTGCAGGAAATCGCGACCTCGATCGTGAACAATCACGCGGAGTGTCGCGAAGGCGTCGAGATGACCGATGCCCTGCTCGATGAGTTGAACCTGAAGATCACGTTCCTCATGCGAACCATCCACATCACCGCGCCGGTCAACGGCGGCATCGTGGGCCTGGACGGGAAGGCCGAAGCCGTGCGGAAGAACGCCGAGCAGGTCTATCACGAAGTCGGGCGAGCCGCCCTGTTGAAAGAACGAGAGGATCGACGTGCCGCGAGTCTACAGGCAGCAGAAGCCGCCGCAGCCAGCCACAGCGTCGCCCCCGCGACCATTAACGGGGAGAACCACGACGCTGCCGATCAAGCCCTCGCAGACGCCGAAGCCTCCCCCACGAAACACTGACGATGAAGACGAACGACCCGTCACGTACGACCCTCATCTCGGTTCCAAGTGACACATCGCATTCGCGGTAAGGTCAAGCTGATTCACAAGCACGGGAAAATCTTTGGGGTCATCATGGGTGACGACCTCAGAGATTATTTTTTCATTCCGTCGCTCATGCAATACCCGCACGCCTTCCACGCCCTCGAACAGCATTCGCCCGTCGAGTTCATGGCTAAAGCGACCCCGACAGGGTTACGCGCCGTGGACATCTCCGTCCTGATTTCCGTCACGGAGACGACCTATGGCGAAAGCTCAGCCCACCAGTAAGACGCAAGCCGACAAGATCGAAGCCGACCTCGTAGACGAATACACGAAGGACTGGCGGCGACTCCAGAACCAGAAAGCGCGTCGTGCCGGCGGCGTCGAGATGCGCGTCCTGACGAACCTGTGCATGGTGTTCGGTGAGCACTTCGTACAACAGAACGGGTTCAACCTCGTCGGGCGTCCGATGAACGATGAGGACAAGAACAAGCTATTTCTCGTCTTCAACATGATCGGACGGGCGACCTGGCGGAAGATCGGGCGCTTGTGGTCAATCGACAACAAGTTCAAGGCCGTGCCGAACACGCTCGACCCTGCCGCGTGGGATCAGGCCGATGTCGTCTCGAAACTGATTCTTGCTTTGAACCGCAAAGTTAAAGAGGGTCAGCAGCACTGGAATCGCCTGTTCTGGCTACTCATCGGCGGCGTCGTCATCGAGCACACGCCGTGGATGGAACAGGTCGGCAACGAATCGCTCCCGGAGTACGTCGATACCGGCCAAGTCGATGAACTGGGCCAGCCGATTAAGGAATTGGTGTGGCTAGACCAGTGGCAGGGTGACGCGGAAGTCCCTGAGTCTGTCGTCGCGAAGATGATCGCCGCTGGTGCCCCGCAGGAACGCTTCAAGCCGAAGGAAACCGTCCAGATGACCGGCGACGTAGGGAGTGAACTGTATTCCCCGCTGGATTTCTTTATCGACGCATCGGTGAAGCGCATTCGTGACCTCGCAGGCGATCAGGCGTGCTACCTCGCGCAGTTGAAGACTCGCGGATGGGTCGAGGATAACTTCGGCCCGGAGATTGCGGCGAAGGTGCAATACAACGGCGACCTGAACATCGTGCGAACCGTCATCAAGGACGGCAACTCGCCCGTGGTCGCGAACATGAACCTGAAAGACCTGGTGCCGGCGATTCAGGGAACGCAGATGCCCGGCGACCCGGATATGTGCATCGTCCTGACGCGCTACGCTCCGCGCTCGGTGAAGAACCCGCAAGGGTCGCGGTGCATGTTCACCCCGGACGGCGCGATTCTCGACAAGGGCGATCTCGCGGACTATCCCGAGATTCCCTGCACCGACATTCACTGGCGACCGAACGCCACGTCGTTCTGGTCATCGGACTTCATCACGGACATGGTGCCGGGTCAGAAGTTCCTCAACAAGCGCATGTCGCAGTTGGGAGAAGCCGCGAACGCGCAGGTCTACGAGATGATCTCCATCGGCGGCGACCTCAAGCGCGAAGACATTCCGGCTGACTACCACGGCATCATCGAAGGCGGTATCGACGATCAAGGCAACAACCTTGTCCAGGTCGTTCAACGTGGACAGTTGCCCGCATTCTTTCCGCAGACGATCAACATCGCGACCGAGTTCATCGAAGCACTGGGGTCGGCTGACCTCCTGTCGCAGCGGAAATTCCCCGGTCAGATGCGCGGGCCGATGGCGATTCCGATGTTGCAGGAAATTCTCGACTCTGAAGACGGGCCGGTGTTCACGCACCTAGGCGAACAGCTCGCGGAGATTCATAACAAGCGCGTGAACCTCGTCAAGCGGTTCTACGAGCCGATTCGGACGCTGCACTACACGGGTGCGAACCTTCGCGACGAAGTGATGGTGTTCAACAAGTCCCTGATTCTCAAAGATGGATGGGACTACGAGATTTCCGTGGACCGGGCGACGTTACTGCCGGAACTGGCGTCACTCCGCGAAGCTCGCGTGCGTGAACGTCTCGAAGGCCCACTGGCCGCGCTCTACATGAACCGGCGCACTGGAAAGATCGACATCTCGAAGATCGCGGACGACCTGAAATACAACGATACGAACCGCGAAGATCGCGAGTCTCAGTATCGGAAGCTCGCTCGCGAATTCATCATGGTGCTTCAGCGCGGCGAACAACTCGACCCGAACCTCCCCATGCCATTCTACGACCACGACGTGTTGATGGACGAATTCGAGTCGGTGATGTCCACGACCGAGTGGCTACGTGCCTCTACGACCGTGAAACAGGGCTTTGTAGACTTCTACAACAAGTGCCAGAAGTTCCTGCAAGACCTGCACGATCAACAGCAAAACGTCATGGACTCGAAGATGATGCAGAACGCGGTCGCAATGGCCACGCAGCAAGCCGCCGCGAAAGCCGCATCCACAGCCACAGAAGCCGCGATCACGCAGGTTGACCTGCAACGCGACCAGGCACAAGGCGGCAACGGCCAGCCCTCACTGGTGGAGACGATGCAAGAGTTGATGCGGAGTCAGGCCGCGCAGCGTGGTAATGGTGGCGGTCGAGGGCCGATGTAGCGTCACGGCGTGACTGTCAAACTTGACAATCGTATTGACACGCGATGTCAAGTTTGACAAGATGCGCGATCATGTCATGGCAAGTTATCGACTGGGGAAACGTCCCAAGTGACTCACCCTCAATCAATTACGAGTGTATTTGCGGCTCTGTAGCCCCCCTGCCTGTTGTCGGGCTGGTTATGGCCCAAATTGGCAACGACGACAGCTCGTCAGCCCTCGTTTTTGAGCCTGGAAAACGCGCCCTACCGCGTCTGATCCGCTGCACAAAATGCCGTCGAAATCTTGTCCTCGAAGGGGACGAATAACCCATGTACGGAAAACTGTTTGCGTCAACTTTTACTGGTTCACTGTGTGGCTCTGGGCCAACTGTTTTCGCGGTGTGGTCGTACGTCATCGCCAACACATACGAGAGTTCTATAGAGCTAAATCCGCGATTACTGGCTGGAATTATCGGTGCCGACGTGGAGTCTGTAAGGAAGGCGATTGACTTCCTTTGCCAGCCTGACCCAGAGAGTAGAAATCCAGATCACGATGGGTGCCGATTGATTCGTGATGGGCAGTTCCAGTATCGCGTTGTGAGCCACGCGATCTATCGCGCCATGCGAGACGATGAAGCCCTTCGCGCATACAACCGAGAGAAGCAACGCGAGTCACGCCAACGTCGAGGTCTGTCAACCTTGACTGTCAATGACTGTCAAGCGACGTCAATACAGACAGATACATATACAGAAGCAGATACAGAGGTACGTACCGTTGAAGCGGTACCAGTACGTACAGTAAGAGAAACCTCCGTGTCAACAGCGCCGAATGAAAATCACGGCGGCGGTCACGACAGGCGATTCGCTGAACGAAGGAACGGAGACGGAGCGAATGAGCCTGGTTCACTCCCGAGAGATCACGCGAAGCACACGATTTGCGGTGGGCCGACTTCCAAGTTCTGTCTGACTTACAACCAGTACGACACCCTCGCGAAGAAATACCACGGCGAGACTCCAGGCGAGACTCGCGAAGCGATCAATTCATTCTACGAACACGTCAAGGCGCTCATACCCGAAGGGAAACTACCGGGCGACATGGTGTGGCTCCTTCAACACTTCGATGCGTGGCTGATTCAGATTGGTCGGATTGCGCCAGCTCCGACGAAGGCGAAAAAGCAACGGCGCGAACTAACACCCGAAGACCTCGCTCGCATTGACCGCGAAGTGAAAGCCGAACAAGCCCACAAACGAAACGGAGCGAGACGATGACGATCAACGAATTTCACCGCGAGTTCGGGCGTCTACAAAAACACTTTCGCATCAATGAAGACGACCACGACGAAATCGTGCGCGACTGGTTTAAGGCGCTGTCGCACTATCACGTCGATGTGCTGTCGAATGCGATAGACCAGGTGATTCAAGATGCGACGGACACGTTCTGGCCGGCACTCGGAAAGATCACGAATGCAATCCGGTCGCGCATGTCGAAGTACGAGCAGACTCGCAACGAGTGCGCGACGTGCCACGGCAACACTTGGATTCTCAGCGCACCGTTCTGGTCGAACGGGCTTCTGTACGATGCGAACTACGTGCGCTGCCCTGATTGCGGAGTGCCGCCTCCCGCCTACAACGAACCTCCGTATCGCACGCCGCTCACGGCCACCGAATACGCGCAATACATTAGCGGCCAACTACCGCAGCGCGAAATCTACGTTGCGAAAACACATCCCGTCGTCGCGCAAGCATTGAAGGCGATTCGTCCGATGGTGACGATGAAGCCGATCGCGCAGGAAGTATCCGCGCAGGACGTGTTCGAGGGCGAAGAACAGACCTAGCTCATCGTGGACACTTGACCAGGGATTGACACGTTTCAAGCACTTACCGCATAATCTCGCCCATGCTCAACCTCAACCTCGCTTCGATGCCGCAAGGCGTGTCGCACGAAGGCACTGACGCAGGGTCAGGCGCGGGTGGTTCAGGCGGCGGATCGCAGGCCGGTCAACAGGGCGGCGGTCAGGCGTCCTACGGTGGGCAGCAGAGTTCGTCGTCGCAGGGTGGCTCGGCTCCAGTCGCGTATAGCGACGACATGCAGATCACCCGCGACGGCAAAACGATGACGATGAAGGAATTCATCTCATCGCAGTACGTCCCCAAGTCGGACTACGACAACGTTAAGCAACTCACCCGCCAGGAAATCGAAAACAATCTTCGCAAGCTCGCGCAGACGTTGCAGCAGCAGAAGCAGCAGCACGGCCAGCCACAGCAGCCGCAGCAGCGCGTTGATCCGCTCGCTGGCGTGCGTGACGTGCCGATTCTCAGCGGTCAGCAGCTCGCGCAGGCGCTCGACGGCACCCTCGGGCCGGTGGCTCAGGCGGTCGCGAATCTCCAGCAGCAAAATCAGCAACTCATTGGCGTTGTCAAGAAGTTGCAAGGTGGCGTCGGCACGCTCGCGAAGGAACGCTCGGGTCAAGAGCGCCAGTCGCGGGTGTCGTCCGCGATTGCCGCGCTCGGTGAAGGTTACGATGCGAAAGACCCGTTCCTTCAGGATGTGGCGCAGGACATCCTCGACGCTTGGGAATTCGACAAGCCGGAAGAATTTACGCAGATGCTTCAGAGCCGCGTGAACGCGATGAAGAAGTTTTTCACCGCGCAGCAGCAGGCTGACTTGAAGCGTGCGAAGGAACGCCGATTCGTGCGTCCCGGTGGCGGTGCCTCACCGTCCGGGAACGCTCGCTACAACCCGGCGACCTCGAAGACGCAGATCGCAGACATGCTGTTCGGCGCTCGCAACGGCGCAAGCGCGAACACCTAGTTAGTTCCGACCCGTCGCCGCGATCATCTGATCGCCTCCCGTACCGTCCGTGGCTCACCGTAGCCCGCCCCGTACTGTTTTTCGCAGGGAGTGCGACACGCATGGTGACTTACCTTCTCGCTCGATGCCCGAAACTGGCCGTGGCATTCCTGAGCCTGATTTTCCTTTTCGCATTCGGTGAAGGTCACGCCTTCGCCGTCAGCACGTCCGACGTGCTCGAAATGCTCAAGTACACGTACGGCACCGATCGCGTGCTGTATCTGGCGTCCCTCGAAGTGGCGCTGTGGAACATCCTCAAGCGGAAACAGATGCCCCTCGGCGGTCGCGGTCAGCAGTTGATGCCGATCCGCACGAAGAACGCCGGCATCTTCGCGGGTATCACCGAAGGCGGCACCCTGCCGACGACTCGCGCTCAGGCGGATACGCAGGAAGCGTCGTTCTCGTTGCAGGAATTCTACGGCGCGATCAACGTGACCTGGAAGTTGATGCAGGACGCTCGCAACGACCGCTTCTCGTTCGAGCGGGCGATCGACTTCATCGACACCGCGTTCCGCGCTCGCATGTTCCGCCTGATGAACGCCGACTTGCTCGGCTACGGGCGAGGCGAACTGGGTATTCTGCCTGCCGCCGACAATCAGGCCACCGTCACGGTCGGCTCGATGCCGCTGACTGACCTCGGCATGGTTATCGACCTAATGGACGACTCGGACGACAACACCAAGATCATCAGCGGTGAAGCGGTTCTCGCGGTGAACGTCATCACGAACGAGATCACGCAGACCTCGGCGGCAGCGGGCACAGCGGCTGGCGATTACTACACTGCTGCTGGCACCGTGTCCTCGGCGGGTTCGCTGCACATGGCGGGCATCCTCGCGTGGATTTCGGACGCGAACCCGAAGGCCGTCGTCGGCAACCTGGGCGGCATCAACCGCTCGACCACGGGCAACGACTTCTGGAAGGCCACGCTGCTGACCAACCCCGCAGGCGCGGGCACGAACCGTCCGCTGACCGAAGACCTGATGCTTCAGGCGTCGGACTCGGTTCGCAAGCGCGGCGGCAAGCCGGTCGATGCGTGGATGACGAACCTGAACCTCGTTCGCCGCTACCATGAGACGCTTCGCGAAGACACGTTCTTTGCGCTGTCGCAGGCAAAGGAGTTTGGAGACGGCGTGGGCATCGGTCGCGACGAGTCCGGCATGAAGCAGGGCGAGAACTCGAACGGCGAGACGATCTACCGCTTCAGCGGCACCCGCATCTACGTCGATCCGTTCTTCCAGGCGAACAACCTGATCGGCTTCAACACCGAGCACTTCTGGATCGGTCACGGCGAAAACGAAGTGCCGCAGGTGCTGTCGGAAGTGTTCGACGGACAGGTGCCGTACCTGACGAAGACGGCTTCGGCCTACTTCGACCTCGAATACTACTGGCAGGGCGAGCTGATCTGCGACGCGCCGACCAGTGCCGTCCGCATCTCGGACTTGGCCGAGTCGTAGAAATTTGATTCGTCCAACCACTGAGGCATAACGAATGATTGCTCAAGCAGTCGCATGGAAAGCACCACTGGTGCTGACCTTCTCAGCAGGGCCGAACGCGGCCCTGCTCACGCTCCCGAACGTCGGGCTGTGGGTCGCGGACTCGAATTGCGAAATCGTGTTCGCCAGCGAGATCCATGAAACGCTCGGCACGGATGGTTCGGCGGTCACGGTCGATGTTGTGAAAGTGGCGGATGGTGCCGCGCTTTCGACAGGCACGTCGCTGTTGGCGTCCACGTTCAACCTGAAATCGACCATCAACACGCTCCAGAAGCGTTCGCTGAGTCCCGGCACGCTCGCCGCCGATCGCTCGATCCTGACTGGTCAGCGCATCGGGTTGAAATTCTCAGGCACGATGACTGCCGTTACCGGCGTCAACATCGTCGTCGTCCTGAACCGTCTGAACCGTCCGGTCTGGTAAGGGAGAGAATTTCGATATGGCTAACCTACTCGCATATGGGCACCGGAACCGAGCGCCCTATCTGGATCAGAGCCAGATTCCGGCCCTCGAAGCGGGCATTCTGAAGGCGGTTCAGTTCGGCAACGACTGGTACGTCAACAGCGCGGCGGCGTCAGGCGGTGACGGTGCGACTCCGCAGAGCGCGAAGACGACCCTCGCGGCGGCACTCGCCATTGCGCTGGCCGGCGACCGCATCTTCATCGCCCCTGGTCACGCCGAGACGATCTCTGCGGCGGGCGGCATCACCTGGTCGCAGAGCGGCATCACCGTCATCGGATTGGGCAACGGCTCCAACCGTCCGACCTTCACCTGGTCCGGCACTGCCGCGACGATGGCGATCAGCGGCAGCAACAACACCCTGTCGAACGTGCGCTGCACGGTGTCGATCGACGAAGTGGTGTCGATGTTCAACATCACCGGCTCGAACGTGGTGCTCGACCGCGTGGACTTCTTTGAAACCACGTCGGTGCAGGCGATTCAGTTCGCCGCGTTCACCACGGGCACCGATTGCGCCGTCCAGAACTGCACGCACTATCAGGCGACCGCCGCCGGCTCCGCGCAGCAGTGGATCGCCGCGACGAGCAACACGCGGTTCCGCTTGAGCGGCAACAAGATGTTCCTCGCGTTGCAGGATGGCGCGACGAGCTGTGTGTTCCGCTTCGTGACCTGCACGAACATTCTCGTCGAGAACAACACGGTCAAGATGACCGGGTTCTCCGCGAACCTGTTGAGCGTGACGCTGGCGTTGAACACCACGACCGGCATGTCCTGCTACAACAACTACGGCGCGGACGTGGCAGTGGTCACGACCATCAACGACCTGCCTGGCGTGCGCCACATCCAGACGTTCGCCACCCTCTTGGTGGACAAGAACGGCATCCTCGATCCCGTCGTCTAAGGATCGACTGTCTGATACGAACGCGGGGCTGGCTACAACGGCCACGCCCCGCGTTTCGTATTTCAACCCGTATCGTGAAACGAGAACAATCACATGGCTGTCGCTGTTGAAATCTTTGAACCCGCGAAATACTCGATCGAAGAATTGCAGTTCATGCGCGAGCACTTGGGCGAGAGTCCGAACGTCGCGCTGCACGGCAAGGTGCCGCCCGGTGTCAACCCGGTGGCGATCAGGGACGCGCTCGGTCGATTCTCGGAACTCGACGAACTCAGCCGCGTGCGCGGCGTTGCGTGGGCCGGCTACGAGCCGATCAAGGATTCCATCGACCGCTTCATCGCGTTCCAAGAGAAGTGCATCGAAGGTCAGTCGTACGGCGAACCGCGCCATCCATCCAGCATGACGTGGGACTCGCAGGGCGCGGTCAGTCGCGGCGGCGTAGGCTCCGACAACTCGGAGATGGTGCGGACGGAGCTGCTGCCAGGCGGCGAGCGCCGTCCCTTCGGCGTGAAGCTGATCGACACGAAAAAGCGCACGTCGATGTGGGGTCAGAAGACCGTCACGAACACCACGGACGACAAGATCGCCTACAACGGCGATGGCACCTACACCTGTACGATCTGCGCGAAGGTCGTCGCGTCGTTCGACGTGGACAAGGGCACTCGCGCTCGTAACAAGGCGAAGAAGCTCGTTCGCGATCACTGCCTGAAAGCGACGAAAGAGCAGTCGCGTCACCGCGCCATCCTGAACGTGCCCGTCGAATAGGCCCATGAAACTCGGCCCGAACGGTCAACCGTTTCGCACCCCCGTTGTCACGCCATCCGGCGAGCTGCCGGATCAGGCGATGGACTTCTATTGGCACCCGGATCGCGATGGCGTGGAAGCCGCGCCGGACGAATTCATGCGCGATCTTCGCATGGTCGATCACTACGACCGCGTGCGCGTGGTGCGTCCACCTGAAGGCGCTCCGCTGGTCTATCCGCGTGCGTACCTCGTCTGGTACCGAAAGCCGTCTGTGCTGCACTACCTATCGCCGGGATGGTTACTGTTGCGCGACTGGCGCGACAGCAAGGGCGAACCGCTGCCGCTGGATGGCCGCGTGTTCTCCTACCTCTACTCTGTGAGCGCCGAAGCGTTCGGCGGCGGTCGTCGCTACTTCGAGCATTGCGTCGAAGAAATGAACCGGGACAAGGCGAAGAAAGAGAAAGTGCATCGCCAGGGCAACCACGATCGCGTGGAAGACTACCGGCAGTTCACGCAGGTGAAAAACATCGGCAGCGGAAATAAGTTCTCGCTGCATCACGACGGCACCGTCATCCCGTCGCGTGGGCAGGCGAACTGGCTGGCCGAGCGCAAGCAACGGATGCAGCCAGGCGAAGTCACCGCTGGTCAACGCCGCGAACGTGAGGCGAGAGCGTCGTGACCGTCGCCACCATCATGGGCAAGATGCAGGTGTTCGACAACGAACTCGACACGGCAGTCGGGGGCGCGGACGAGACACGTTGCATCACGGCCCTTGATATGGCGCAGGATGCCTTTGAAGCGATCCTCGCGAATCAGCCGGATACGCTCGGAACCATCTCCACGATTACGACCACGGCCAATCAGGAATACACGACGTGGCCCACATCGCTGTTGCGTCTCGACACGCTGTGGATGATGAATACCCAAGTTACGCCGAACGTGCCGGCGTGGGAAGTCCGCATCATTCAGGACGTGGGCGGTCAGTCGTACGCCGCGCCAGTGCCGTGGCTGTCGGGCATCATCGGATACACGCCGCAAGGATTCGGAGCGCCGACACAGGCGTACACGAACCGGCAATACCTGTTCTGGAGTCCGATCCCCGATCAGGTCTACACGCTGCGAGCCTACGGGCTGGTCGCGAAGACCGATCTCACCACGCGGACGCAGACGTTTGAGTATCCCGATCAAGTCGCGACTCCGATGGCCGCAGTCGCCGTCGAATACCTCAAGATCGGCATCGACGACCCGAGCGACACCGTTGAAAAGCTCGCGACCAGACTGTACGCGCCCGTGATCGGCATGTTGCGGAAGCCGACCCGTCAGCGGCCACAGAGCCGTCAATATTCACGGATACACACGACATGAGCGCACTGAAAGTCACCAACCTGCTCACGAACGTTCTGACGGGAAGCGGTGCGGCGACTCCGCTGAACGGGTCGTCTCACTTCGCCGTATTCGTTAAGTGGCCGACCGGCACGTCCGCAGGCAGCGTCATTCTGGAATGCGCGTCAGACGCGAACTACGCCGGCACCTGGTCGAACTTGACCACGCTCACCTGGGCGGCGGCGAACAGTCAGGACTCGTGGCGCGGCACAGGGCCGTTCGGGGCCATCCGCGCTCGCATCGGCACGACCGTTGTGTCAACAGCCGATGGCGTCTCCGTCGATATGTGGGAGAACTGACGTGAAGCGCATCCTCATCGCGGTTCTGTTCGCGCTCGCGGTCAGCCCCGCGTACGCGCAGCAATGGGATCAGGTCAACGGCTCGATGCAGGTCAAGAGCGGCCCTACGGCTCCGCTCGTCATCATCGACCAGACGGCATCGGGGCAGAAGATTCTCAGCCTTCGCGCCAACGGCACGGAAAAGTGTTGCGCGGACGCATCTGGCAATCTGAATTGCGCTGGCACGTTCACGTTGACCGGCCAGATGATCGGCACTCTCGACACGGATTGCTCCGCGCCGTCCTATAGCGGTGCAGCGAAACTGACGACCGGATTCGCGGTCAGAACCGCGCCGTCAGCGGTGACGTGCGTCGGCGGATCGCTGGCGGTCACGACTTCAGCGACTCAGCACTTGCTCGCGGACACGTTGGCGTTGGCATGGTCGGACGTGTCGCTGTCGCGTGGTGCCGCAGACGTGCTGGCGCTCGCCACGGGCGATAGCTTCAACCTCGTAGGTGGTGGCGGCTCAATGCGGGTGGCGAACGTCATCTACGCATCCTCGACCGCGATTACTGTGACCTCGGCTGGCACGTCACCGAGCATCACGACGAACGGAAGCATCACGGGCCGCGTCAACGTCGGCACGGGCGGCACGGCGACGACGATCGTGCTCGCTATGCCCACGGCCACGACGGGCTGGAATTGCTATTCCAACAACATCACGGCAGCAGCGGCGAACCGCGCCAATTTACACATGGTGCAGCAGTCGTCCACGACCACAGCAGCGACGTTGCAGTGGCAGACCGTCTCCACGGGTGCGGCAACTGCGTTCGTGGCGTCAGATATCGTCTCGTACATCTGCTTCGCCTATTGAGGCTGTATGGGTAAAGTCTGGAACGGCGTTTCGTACAACGAAGACTGGGTGCCCATCGATGCGATGGGTGTCGCGCAAGGCCCGAAAGATTGGGCCGCAAATGCGGCGTACGCCGCCGCGAACAACACTCAGAATCCGTACACGAACGAAGCCGGGGCCAGCCCGTACGACAAGAGCGGATTGACGCCAGGCAACGAAGCGGGCAGCACGCTCCCTCGCGTAAACGGCACCGCGTCAAAGACGCCGGCCTACATGCTGAATGGCAGCTATGCTCCGTTGTCTCAGTTGCAGTCGATCGGAAGAAGCGCAACGCCAGCCGCCGCGTCCGCTGATTCGTCTCTACACTGGAGCGGACAGAATGGATTCGAGCCGTGGCTGACGACGCAGCCACAGACGACGTATCAATCGCAAGCGCAGACACCCGTGCAGTCGTCCGGGAGTGGAGCGCGAGCGTCGCAGCAGTCCGAGCCGTACGATTACGTCGCCGCCGCGAATGAGGCGTTTCCCGTTCAAGCGCCGGAAGGCCCGCGCAGGCGTATCGCACCGATTCAGGACGAATCGGTCGATCAACTCGCGGGAGATGATGAACTGTCGAAGCTCCTGCAACTGTTAGAGTCAGGCGTCGTTCTGTAAGACCCGTGTTCGACTCGCACTGTCCCTGTCTTCCTTAAGGGGGAAGTCGCTCCATGTCCGTCACGGTTCTCAATACCACGGCGAGTCTCAGCGGTAAGACGCTGCTCAAGGCTGAAGACTCCCAAACCATCACCGGCCAGAAGACCTTCGACCTCGGGGCGTCGTCTCCGTTTCTCGTCGTCTCAGGTGCGGCGAAAGTCGCGAACCTTGACGCAGATTTACTCGACGGTCAGGAGGGCACCTACTACACGAACGCATCAAACCTCGCGTCAGGCACCGTGCCGACAGCAAGACTCGGCAGCGGCACCGCGAACATCGGAACAGCATTGCGCGGTGATTCGACGTGGGGTGTGGTTACTCCACTGAGCGCCGTGTGTGGGCGTCTCACGCTCACGACAGCCACCCCGGTCACGGTCACGGATGTCACAGCAGCAGGCACGCTGTATTACGCGCTGTATGTTGGGAATCGGATTGCGCTCTACAACGCGACAACGTGGGTGTTGATGGAGATCGCGCAACTGTCGATCTCGGTTCCAGCCGCCGCGAACCAGATGTACGACGCCTTTGTTGACTACAACAGCGGAACGCCAGCGTTGACTCTTACTGCGTGGACAAACGACACGAACCGCGCCACTGCCTTAACGACCCAGAATGGCGTCTTGGTGCTCACCGGCTCCACTGGAAAGCGGTATGTCGGCAGCGTTCGCACCGTCACCGCATCACAGCTCAACGACACGGAACGTCTCCGTCACGTGTACAACTACTACAATGCGGTGCCGTCCGTCATTCGGCGCTTCGAGTCAGGTTCGTGGACGTACACCACAGCGACGATCCGGCAGGCCAACAACTCGACGACCAATCAGGTAGAAGTGGTGCAGGGGGTCGCAGAGCGGGCATTGGCGCTCGACCTTAAAGCCGTGTTCAGCAACACCAGTGCTGGCGTCGGTGCCAGCGTCGGGATCGGCCAGAACACCACGTCGGCATACACGTCAACAGGCCTGCTATCTGGCATGGCGTCGATCAACGTGGGCTACAACACTCCAGTCTCCGCATCGATCAATGTGGTGCCAGCGGTCGGCTACAGTTATTTCTCGTGGAATGAGTATTCGTCGGCATCCGGTACCGCGACGTGGTACGGGGCGTCGGCCAACTTCATTCAGAGTGGATTGATGGGGACATGGTGGCGATGATTCCAGAACGACTCGATCAGCAGATCAAGGCCGCAGGCGTCGCCATTGACGGCGTGTCGATTGGCGACCCATCTAACAAGGCGACGTGGCGCGTGAGTCCGTCGAATCTGCAAGCCGCCGCGCAGCCTGTGATCGACGCCTATGCCGATCCCACTACGACTGTCCTGTTCGATGAGCAAGCCCAACGCGAGACGAACGAAAAGAAACTGCAAGCCGTCGCGCTGGCCCTCTGGGAGTGCATTCCGGCGCCGACGATGACGAAGGCGCAGTTGAAAAACCGAATCATCGCGATTTACAAAACGCTATGAGCAGCGTCCCTCTCAGTATCCAGTTGATCGACTCCTTCGCGGGGTCGCAGCAGGGCATTCACTCGATCATCATGCCTGACATCTTCTCGTCAGGCGGGTCGATCAATGTCTACATGGATAAGTACGCCCGCGTGCGACGGATTCTCGGCTACCAGGCGCAGGGCGCAGCGGTCACGACGCAGGGCGGCGGCTCGGCCACGCGCATTCGGAACCTGTTCCCATACCGCAACACGTCAGGCGGATCGTTCGTACGTCAGATGATCGGTTCGTTCGATGACGCAACGAACGAATACGAACTCTGGTATTCCACGAACGAAGGCGTGTCGTGGACGTTCATCCAAGACTTCGGCGCAGGGTCGATCAACTCGATCTGCTCGTTCGCGCAGTTCGGCACGGAGCTGTACATCGCCAATGGTGTCGTCGCTCCGCGCATGTGGAACGGCACGTCGATTGTCACGGCAGGCTCGACTCAGCAGGCGGCTCCTACGACCTCCGCGAGCGGCACGGGCGTCTTGTACGGCTCCTACAAGGTCAAGATTGTTCCGCGCAAGTCGGACGGCACGCGCAAGGCCAGATCGCTCACGTCAACCGCGTTGTCGCTGGAAGGCGATGCGATGCTGGTGACGTGGGTCGCAGACTCGGACGTGACGGTCGTCGGCTATGAAGAATACCGAACGACCGGCACGGGTGATGTCTTCTACTTCTCGAACTATATCGACGGTCGGCTGGTCGTGACGGTGACGGACAACAACGAAGACCTGTTGATTCTGGAAAACCGCACCCTCGAAGAACACGGAGACGCCCCGCCCACGGCCTACCTCTGCACCGCGCACAAGCAGCGCATGTGGTGGCTCCGCACGGACGCGAACCCGCAGCGCGGCACATACTCGGACGCGGGCGATCCCGATTCCGTCTACGCCGACAACTACATCGAATTTCAGGACGCCGAGACGCAGGGCGATCTCATCACGGGCGCAGTCGGGAACTTTGAAGGCATGCTCGCCGTCTTCGAGGAACGCTCCATCTGGACGATCTCAGGCACGGGACAGATCATCGGCAATACGACCGACTTCAACCGGACGCGCACGAACGCGCAGACCGGCGCAGTCAGCAACCGCGCCATCGTGCGACTGCCGGCTGGCGCTCGTTACACCGATCAAACCGGCAAGACGCAGACCACGGCCACGGTCACACTGGCGTACTTCACGCCGCTGAAAGACATCCGCCTGTTCGATGGCGACAACGACATCATCATCTCGCACCCGATGAGCGAGTTGACGGCGACGTTGAACTACGGGTCGCGCCAGAAGACGCACGCGCTCCACGACACGACGCGCAATGAAGTGGTCTGGATGTTCGCGGCAGACTCAGCGACCGAGCCATCGACAGCGGTCGTCTGGAACTATCGGTGGGGGGTCTGGTACGAGCGCGAATGGACATTCTCCAGCGCCGTGCAGTTGGAGACTTCGACTGAGGCGGCGGTGCTGATCGGTGGCTCGTCCTCGCTGACGGCGGGCGGCATCGCCTACGAGCTGTGGAACTCGAACACGTTCAACGGAGTCGGGTTCGACGCGCAATGGTGCACTAAGACACTCTACGGTGTATCCGATCAGGGGCAACCTGTTCCGGCGTACCAAAAGCGATTCCGTTGGGCTGACCTCCTCTTTAAGACGAACCAGGACGTTGACATCACCGTCGAATGGTTGGAGGGAGATGCGCCGAACAATGCCGACGCGATTGGCAGCGTCACGATCTCGCCAGGCACGGATGCGCTAGCATCGGCAGACGGCGACGAGGTTCTCACATTCAACGGAGACACAATCAACGTCGCGCTAGAAACCTCGCAGATGAGAGCACGGTTCGCAGACATCAACGGTCGTTACGTTCACGACTCCGGTATTAGGCTCAGGATTGGTGACGCCTTGAGTACTGGGTCATGGGCTGTCGAAGCACTCACGTTGGCTTACCAGATACTACCCGGTCTTCAGCGGAGGCGCGGTGCCAGCCTTAATCCTTAGCATGGTGCTTCAACCAAGGCGTCTTGAATTTCCGACGATTTTTCATCTGTTCGGAGCGCGTGGCCCATCGGCAGTTATCCGGAGAATATCCGAGGTCGTTGTTGATGCGATCAAGGCTCAATTCAGGGGATGGTCTTCGTCCCATGTCGGCCAGGAAATTCTCGTACGAGTGTCGCCATCGGTCGCACACGCCGATGCCGCGACCGGAGTAGTGTTTCGCGGCTGGAAGGCGCAGGTTGTAGCAGCGCGTGAGCATATTGGCCCATGCCCGAAATTCAGCCGAAGCGCAATCGCGATGCTTCCCTCTAATCGCGGATACGGTGTCGCGCTGGAGGCACCCGCAACTACGGGAGTGTCCCTTGCGAAGATCGGAGCCGTTGTATGTCTTGACGTTGCCGCAGTCGCACCGGCACCACCACATCGCCAGCGTCCCATTTCTCCGTCTCGACATACGCAGAACAGCGAGACGCCCGAAGCGCAATCCGGTCATGTCCTTGATTTGGCCCATGCGTTATTGTCTGCGAAAGTAGCATATTAGTCCAGTGGCGAATCAGCTCACGATCGACTCGCCGGAATTTGACTACATCTACCGCGAAGCGGGTCGAGCCACGCGGGACGGCATTCAATCGCTGTGGCTGGTGGCGAATGATGAAGCGGCGTCACGGCGAGCCGGGGTGCGCGAAGCGATCGAGCGGATGTGCCCGAAAGAGATCATCCAGTCACCCACGGTCAGTCAGAACGACTACGACACGAAGCTCTCGACCGTGCTGCGATTCGACGGTTCCACCGCGATCAATGTCACGGGATTCCAGGCGCGGACTGAGCCGACGATCCTGTTTCTTTTCGTGCTTGGGTCTGCGACAATCACGTTGAAAAACGAGAGCGCGTCGAGCATTGACCGGAACCGCATTCTGACCTTCAGCGGGGCTGACCTCGCGATTGCTCAGGGCAAGTCGGTCATGCTGATGTACTTGAACACGAGATGGCGGGAGATCAAATGGGCGTAGCGTGCGAGTACTGCGGGCAGTCGGACGGGCACAGCTTTCTCTGCCCATTGACCTTCATCTTGGGTGACGAGAACCGTAAGGTGGCGTTCGACATGGGCGTGCCCGTCTCCACGTCGGACTGGATCGACGCATGGCTGAAAGCCTCTCAAGGCCAGTCCATCGAGACATTGCGCGAGACGTTGACCGAACTGTTTACCCTGCATCACCGACACGTTGATCGCATCACCGAACGTCGCGTGAAACACGAACTCGGGAAGGAATAGATCATGGCGAGACGACGCGGCGAAGACGGTATGCCGATTGACGACATGGAAAACGGATTCCAGGGCGGCGGCTTCATGGGTGGGCTTGAAGGTCTGCTCGGTGGAGGCGAACCGTCTCCGGCAGAGGGGATCGGGGCCGTGAAAGAGCCGACGCTGGACGAAGGCGTCAACATGACCGGAAACGGACTACCGACTCAGGAAGGCGGTTCTGTCGGAAGCACGACCACGGCGCGAGAGATGGGGCCGAAGTCACCGAACACGTTCGGTCTTCCGCAGGGTGTCTCCGTGAACGATTCGCAATCAGACGATGCAGGTCAATCCCACTGGTCACACGTCCCCGAGATGCCGAGCGAACCGACACCGATGTCGAGCCAGTCCGTGATCCCGCAGATGGGCGGTGGTGCAGGGCAGGCCGCACAGCCGCCAATGATGGCCTCCGGGGAAGGCCCGCAGCGGCGGTCCCAGTCCAGCCCCGCGATCTTCTCTGAGCAGCGCGGGTCGCAGCTATTCGGTCGAGCCGATGGCCTGCTCGGGGGCGGCAAGGGTTACGCGGGAGCGCAGGAAGCCTCTGGCCCACTGGAACCCACGGAAATGTTCAAGAAACTACTCCAGATGTTCGGTCGTCAGTAGGTTGACGCAAGCACTAGGGTAGGCGCATAATTCGGTGCATCCCATGAGTCCTCGCAGTGCAGCCGGTATCCGGCGTGGTGTACAGCATCGGTTCGTGACGCCAGTCGCGGCTACTGCGCCTGACATTGCGCCGACGCCGGCCACGGCCACGCCGTTGATGTTCGCGCCGAAGCCAGCCGCCCCACCCGTGCGCTCCACCGAGTTGAGCGCCGTCACGGTCGAAGACCTCGATCAGTTGTGGGATTGGGCGCGGTCAGATCGCGAAGGCGTCTCATCGTTCCTGAACGCGCACTACCCGAACTCGCAAGCGTTTTTCAATCGCATGGCGGCGGTGCTTGCGGACGAGCAGAATGGCACCGCGTATCTGCGCTCGGTGCGTGACGCGAACGCGCTGGTCGGGTTCGTGATGTTCTCGCCCATCGTCCAGAAGTCCGCAACGGTGCACCTGTATCTCACGCCGAACACGCCGACGAAGGTGTTGAACGACGTGATCGATCAGTTACCCCGAGACATGGGGTTGATGCTGGTGGCTCCCACCGATGAATTCGCCGCGAAGTTCGCAGACTACGGCTTTCAATCCAAGATCGTGCTGACCCGTCCTGCAAGTGCATCGACGGGAGACAGCCGTGCCGATTGATCCGGGAACCGCACTACTCATCGCCCAACTCGGCGGCTCACTCCTAAACGGTATTTTCGGCGGCTCCGACTCCGGGGAGCGCAAGTCATTCGAGGGTAAAGGTTCGATCAGCCCCGAAGCGATGATGCGCTCCAATCAGGCGTTGCTCGGCAACTTCGGTAAAGCCCTGACGGATCGGATGAACACGCCCGTCTCATTGCCGTCTGCGTACGCACAGCAACCTGGCGTCTACACGGGCGGCGGGATGCCGTTCCCGATCGGGCTGGTGGCGACCGATCCCGCGCTCAAGAATCCGTCGCTGCTGAATCGTCCCGGCATGGGCGAATTCGCGAACGTGATGTCGGGATTGAATCTCGGTGATCCGGGCGGTCAGCCGACGTACCCGAGTCTGTCGAACCCTCCCGGATCAACCACGACGCCGTTCGACTCGTTCATCCCCGGTAACAACATCGACCCGGATGGGCCGCTCGGCCCGGATGCGCCACTCGGTGATGCGTTTGACAACTTCTTTCAGACGCCGTTCGATCAGCGAACGCCTGAGAATCGTCAAGGCACCACGGACGGCACCGAACCGCAGCGCGGCAATCAAGCGGAGGCGCGAGCGCCGGAAGGCCCACGCCGCCGCATCTACCGAGAGGGCGACGCCGGCGATTACGGCCAGCTCGTTCGCGCTGAAGACCTCGGACTCTCGACCGATCAGAATCCCGGTGACGACCTCAAGAAAGCGATGGGCGCGGTCGATCTGTTGATGCACGCGTACGGCGGTCGATGATGGCGCAGCGCCGATCTGTCTTCAACGCCATGATGCCCGCGTCGATGTTGACACCGAAGGGCGGCTCGCAAACGATGCACGGTGATCCCGATGGTGACAACGATCAGTCGATGGAGATGAGCGAGTCTCCCGACACGTTCCGTCGTCGCACGACTCCGATCGTCGGTCAGGTCGAGAAGCGCCCCACGACGTTGCAGGAAGTGCTCGCCATGTTGAACGGAGGCCAGTAGTGGCCGTGCGACGCGAAGCTATTCAAGGGTTCTACCGCGACCTGCTCGGACGCGAAGGCTCAGACGGGGAAGTCTCCGGGTGGGAGAATGCGCCTGACGAGAACTCCGTACGAGCCATGTTTATGTCGTCGCCAGAATACACGTCGCAGCACGGCGGAACGGCTGGCTGGCAGGACATCGGCGGCGTCATCACGCCTAACGCTCCACCGAGTGCCCCTCCACCTACCGATGGAGGCGGCTACCAGGTGCAGGGCGGCGGTGGTTCCAACTACGGCACGATGCCGATTGGTGGGGGCAACACCGTCATTGGTGGTGGTGACAATAGCGGCACGAAGAACGCGCTGAATCCATCGCAGCAACAGATCGCGGACTTGTACACGCGCTACTTGGGTCGGTCAGCATCGGCTGACGAGATCGACAAGTGGCTGTCAGGCGCGTACGGGTGGGGCAGTGCGAACAACGTCGCTGGCATCGAGCGCGGCATCAGCATGTCGGACGAAGCGGCCCGCAATCGAGCTGCTAATCCGCAGACCACGATCGCGCCGTACACGGGATTCAGCACGTCAGGTAACGATTACTCCGCGTTCAATACCGGCAGACAGCAAGACCCGCAAAAGAGCGCAAAGGACGCATTTGTCTACCTGACGAACAAAGCGCCCGCGCCTCCGATGGGAAGCAAGGCGCAGCTCGCGAACTGGTTCAACACGTACATCCGTCCCGGCATGGACGCCCTCGGCCATAAGGTGTTATCGGTCGGAGAGGATAGCTTCACCTACACGAACGGTGAAGGCACATTCACAGTGGACTACGCGCAGAACGCTGGTGCGACTCCCGGTTCGATGTTGCAGCGGTTACAGTGGGGCGCGACTCCAGCCGACGATGCGACCCGCGCTCGCTACGCCGGCAGCGGCACGACATCCACGACCGGGGCCACGCGCACGGGCGCAGGCACGTCAGGGGCAGGTTCGACCGTGGGTGACGTGCGGGCGTTGTATCAGTCGCTCGGTCAGCAGTACGGTGGTCCCGGCAACGCGGGCATCAACAACGGCGACTTACAGCAGGTCGGGCAAGACCCGCTGTCGCAGCTCATTACGGGTGCGCTCGCGAACTTCCTCGGCTCCGAAGGCAGCACGTCATTCGGTGGCACGGTGCAGGATGCGCTTGCGGGCTTGCTGAATCGCGGCGGTGCGCTCGACGATGGTCAAGTCGCTCGACGGTATGAGTCAGCGCGTGAACTGCTCGACAAGGGCCGTCGCACGATGATTAACGACATGCGCGGCGATCTCGCGAGCCGGAACCTGTTGAGCGAACCTGGTATCCCGCAAGGCTCGGAGATCGGCGGCATTCAGCGCATCACGGAAAAGCTCGCGCCGGAATTCTCGCGGGCATTGCGCGACATCTATTCGGACGAAGCGGCGAAGTCAGACGCGAGGTTGATGACTTCGTTGCAACTGGCGACTGGATTCTCGACCGATCAAGCTCGGAACCTGCTCGCGGGTATCGGTGAAGGCACCGCCCGTCAGACCGCGCTCAGTGACCTCGCGTTGCGCTCACTCCAGACCAATATGGCGTGGTCACAGTTCCTCGCGGAATTCGGCTTGAAGCGCGATCAGGTGATGTACGACATGCAGAGCGGCCAGATCGATCAGTATCTCCCGCTCTTGCAAGCGTTCCTGCAACTCGGCGGCATGTCGAATAGCGGGTATGTCTAAATGGCGAAACGTCGCATGAACGTGATGGGCTACGGCTCGGCTCCGATCCCGAAAGGGCCGAGTGGGGGATTCCCGCTACCGCCACCGCCTGACGGTAATCCGCCCGTGCGTCTGCCGATTGGCGGGGCGCGTCGTCCCGATCCGCCGATGCCGATGGGGTCACAGCCGGGGCCGATGCAGGACACGACGAACGAGTCCGATCAGCAGATGTTACAGATGTTGAAAATGCTCGGCGCTCGACAGGATCAAGAGTAGATGGCGAGACGACGGATGCGTGATCGCGTGCTGGCCGGCATTGGTCAGGGGTTGCAGGATACCTCTGGCCTGTTGATGCGTACGCTGTTGCAAGATCGGCAACAGAAGCGCATTGACGATCGTGCGCTCGCGGGTCAGCAAGCCATCCTCAGCCGACAGTCAGACATGGCCGACATGCAGGCGTTGAATTCGCTGATTACGGAAGCCGCGAAGACGGGCGATGTCGATCCGTCCGCGATCCGCGAGCTGGCGCGGCTGCAAGGGCGCAATGTCCCGGATAACGCCTTCGAGAGCATCAACCCGCTACCACGTCGTCTCGAAAACTCTCTCGGTAAGGCGTTGATGGACGCGGATACTCCCGAGAAAGTGCCGACCGACCTCGACGTGGCGAATGTCGGGCGTCGTCGCGGAGGCGCACTGCCAGAAGACTGGTCAGCCGGAATGATTCCCGCAGACTCCGCAACAGGTGATGGGTCTGCCGATCCGTTCCAGAATCTCGACTCGCGAGTCAAGGACTTCGCAGACCGAGCAGGCGCACGCCGTCGAGCGTTGATGGACAAGCCGGAACTGGTGGACTTCGTAGACCCCACAACCGGAGCGAAGGGCAAGAAGTCACTCTCGCTCTACGATCCGGTGCTGAAGAACGGTGGCATTTCGCTTGGGCCGACAGCGGCTCAAGAGGGCACGTTGTTGGGGAACAAGAAGTCCGCTGAACTCGAAGCGTCCGGTAAAGCACTCGCAGGTCAGGCAGGTCTGGAAGCTGGTGCCGTCGAGGACGCTAAGAATACTCCCGGTCGCGTGACGGCTCGCGTAAACGAAGCGGGGCGTAGGGCAGGCGCATCGAAGGTGGCGGAGATTAACGCGCAACTCGCGAATGCCTCAAAACTCATCGACTTTGAAACACAAAAGGCGATGGCCTCTATGCAGACCGTCGCGACTGAGAAGGAATACGGCGAGTGGGGTAAGCAGATTGCAGACGCGAAAGTGGCTGCCAGTACTGCGATGCCAGTTATCGGGCAACTACGAGCCTTGTGGTCAGACGCACAACCGGAGCTTGAGAGGCAGCTAAAGGCGAACCCGGACTGGCTGGTGCAACTGCGGCAAGGCTATGTTCCGCGCTCAATGCAACCGGAGTCTGTGCGTAAGTATCTCGACCTACTGGAGTCGGCTCGGCCTAGATTGGCTAGGGCGATGGGTAACGTCGGCAACTTTACTGAGCAGGAACAAGCTCGCGCCGGATTCATCGCGCCTGATTCGATCGACGCCGCCAATGGTGGTCGCACCGCAGAAGACAAGTTTACGCGACTTGAGAAATTGTTCATGGCCGCTCCATCTATCGCGCTGCGCCAAAAGCCAGGATCGAAGCCGATCACTGCGGAGGAAATGAACTCAATCGTCAATTCATGGAAGCCAGCGCAGTCAGGCGATATCAACCTGCCCGCACCGCCTGTGGATATCCTGATAACTCCGAACGGCATCCGACGACCGGGGGGTGGATAAGGTGCCGCAAGCGCAGGACACGATTCGCGTCGGGGTGGTTCCGTCAATGATCGGCGTTGATGGCACCGAACCGATTGTCGTCGAACTCCCACGGAGCACACACCCCGATCAGGTGTCAGGGCTGGCGATAGAGTTGGCGAGAAAGCAGCACGCGACTGAGAACGATCCAGCTCGTCGGATTGGGTTCAGTGTGGGCGATAAGTTTGCTGGCGTGGAATTGCCGCCAGGTTCGGGTGAAGCGGGCGCGGATATTCTCAGGGGTATTCCACAGGTCGCGGGCATGTTAGCGGCACTCGTCCCGCAAGGTCGTGGACTGAAAGCGGCGACGGCGATCCCGGCGATTATCGACGCCGTAATGCAGGCCGTCACGAAAGGGCCGTTAAACGTAGACCCCATGCAGTCGGCCACACAGGGCGCGATTGGCGCTGGTGCGCGGATGGTCGGCAAGGGCGCGGAGTGGGCTGGCGATCTTGGTGACTCGAAGATACTGAGATCGTTGCGTCTGAATCCATCGGAGACGACTGACGCCTCAATCACGATGTTACCCAAGCTCGCCAAAGAGGAAGGCGCAAGACTCACAAAGGCAAGCGAAGGTGCAATCCGCCGCAAAGCGCAACAGACCGGCGCGGGCGGCCTAGAGGAACTCGCAGATGCGATGGGCAAGTCCCGTCGCGGTGAAGCGGTCGCGCCATCTCGGGACTCTGGCTGGTTGAATGAAATCGTAATGAACTTCCTTCGTCGCCCGCATAGACAGATGGCAATGGGACAGGCGCTGTCAAACCCGTTCGGCGTGGACATGAAAAGCAAAATCGCCCCGCTACTGGAGCAGGCGATACGTGGCTCCGCAGCGCAGTACATGGGTGGTCAACCGGATGACGAGCCGCCGATGGAGACATCTCGCGGCCCACGTCGGCGCGGTCAGTAGGTAAAGAGGCTTGCATGAGAGCGGACGCGTGTCGTCGTCACTTTTATGGGAAGACAGTTAAGAAAGCGCGGTATCTGTCGAGGCGCTTGGGAGCGACGGTAGTGGTGTACGTCACTCCAGACGAAACCGGGCCGACGGGTGTGCGCTATTTTGCGTTACCTGAGAGCGAAGCTGTAATCGATAAAGGGGCGGTAGTGACCTATAAGGCGTATCCACCAGTTGTCTCTGGGGGCACCGCGTAAGGTCTATGGCGACTCGGATCAACGTCCGTGAGCTACGGGATAGTCTCGGCCTGAGTCGAGAGCAGTTCAGAAAGGCCATCGGCGCAAGCAATCGCACGGTGAGACGATGGGAAAACGGAGAGGCGGAACCGTCACAGATGGCCCTCAAGCGGCTCGCGGAAGTGCAGGATGAGCAGCCGCCGACCGGCCCTCGGCGTCGAGAATCGGTGTTGACATGATAGGAACTGCGCCCGCGTCCGTCTATCCCATAGAAGAATATCCGTCACCACGACTCGGGGTTGATGACGTGAGTCCAAGGGAAACAGCGCGAGTCACCGATGCCAGCCGATTAAGTTTTCCGCTGCAACTGGTGATCTCGATCGTGGTCGGGTGCGTGACCATCGTCGGCGGGCAGTTGGTGCTCGACCGTGGGCGCGGCGACGCGCAGTTGAAAATTCAGTCCGACGTGCGAGACATTCTCACGCGGATGGAATACGAATCGAAGATGAAGACGCTCTCGGACGACGCCTTAGAGCAGCGATTACGGGCGCTTGAAGCGAAGATCGAAACCGCAGGGTTGCGAAACGCGAACATGGTGTTCGCGCAGGAACTGCAAAAACAGAAACCGTAGGTGCCGCCATCGATCCCATCACATGCTGCTTGCTCGGTATCTGCTGCCCGCCGTTCTCGGCTGAACAGCAAGAGACGTTCAAGAAAGTCCTGACCGATCTGCTGAAGGACGAGAAGAAAGCCGCGCACATAGCGGAGAAACTCGCGCATGACCTCGGCAAGTTGAGCGCATCCATTCTCGCGCTCTCGAAAGAGCCGTGATGCGGATCGACTGGAACGCCGTCGCGAAAGTAGGTATACCAGGAGTGATCGCGTGCTTTCTGGTCTACAACCTCGCGCAAGGGTTTGATAAGTTCGATGCGCGTCTCCACGCCGTCGAAGTGCAGCATCAAACGATGGCGACGCATTCCGAGCGCACTGAAGACCTCATGGCGCGAACCTACATGGCGAATCAAAAGCTGTTGAATGTGGTGCGGCAACTGTGCGTGCAAGACGCGAAGACGCTGGCTGATCGGCGCGAGTGCCTGAAGGACTAAATGTATCCCTACCCTGACGAGCGTACATGGTGGCGCGAGTTTGACGAACAGATTCGGCAACGCTACGCGAAGGTCGGACGCGCATGGCCTGATCCGGGTGATCCCGACACGTTCGTCTGGAGAGGACGCACAGCATTCGATTTAAGGGACTTGTCACCGGATGCATCGGCAGCGAAGCACATCCGCGAGTGTGAAGACGAACTGGGGTTGACTCCGCAACCGCAACCTGGCGAACCCACACGCCGGCCACTTGTCGGGCCGCTCCGTATTCAAGACAAGATGTTCCGTGACGATTCGGGATGGCGTCGAGTGCTGTTCTGTTCGTGGTTCCCGGCGCTCCGCATCCTCCGCGACAACCCGCAAGAGTTTGAGCGCCAGATCAACGCAATCGCGGTGGCGGGCTATCAGGGCATCCGTGTCTTCCTCGCGGTCGGCGGCTGGTCTGAGTATTGGGACGGTCGAGAAGTCGCGCCGGTCGGATTCAGGAAGTGGTTCTTCACCGGCAACCATCTCCGCACGGACAAGTACGGCGTAGACATCGCAGCGTGGCCGGATTACGACGACCTGCTGAGAACCCTACTCAGGGCGTGCAAGGCTCGGAAGTTGCGCCTACACATCTCGTTCGGTGACATGCAGATCATCTGCCCGGACGGTCAACGAGAGATCGAGCTACATCGTCGATGCGCTCGCATCGCCGCAGACGAAGGCGGCGCGGACGTGATCGCCCTGTGGGAAGTCACGAACGAGTTCCCCTTGAACCGCTACGGTGGCGACAGCGCGGAGTCGATCGCGCAGATGGGGCGCGTGATCGCTGAAGTCAAGGCGATTCTCCCGAACGTGTTGACAGCGCAAGGCGCGATTCCCCAGAACGAAGAACCAGACAGTCTCCACAAGGCATCGACGCACGGCGACATTTGCGCGGTGCATGTTACCCGCGATCCGTTCATGGTCTGTATGAAGCACACCTACGGCATCGTCTATTGGGAAGGAAACTATCGAGCGTTCCCAAAAGCGTTCTGGGAAGGCGAACCGGCTGGCCCTGGTCAAGACTCGTACGCACGGCAGGACGACCCCGCTAACCTCACGGCGCTCTACTCAGCCCATGCGCTCAGCGGGCAAGCCAGTAACCGATTCCAAGGCGCAGCGGTGCGCTCGAATCAACCGCTCGAAAGCGAGTGGGGATTCACGGAGCTACCCAAGATTCTCGACATGCTGCCGGAAGATGTGGCGACATGGCAGCGCGAACATGCGCGGGGCGGTATTGAATACTGGACAAAGGACGGACGCTTTGCCGCGTTCACGATGAGCGAGTGGGATACGACGCCGCCGCGTGAAGTCGAGACATGGACATTGTTCTCCGGTGATCGCACGACCGGAGGCAAGGGCACCCCGCCGCGTGGGACGGGTTTACTGGTCGGAAACTTTCGCTAAGGAGAGACAGTCGTGATGAATCCTTTGGTATCAGCACTACTCGGTTCAGCCGTTCGGTGGGTTGTCACGTTCGCCGCCGCGCATGAAATCACCGTCAGCAACGACGCGGCGACTCAGATCGTCAGCGGTGCGTTCGCTGCCGCGATGCTCGCGTGGTCGTTCGTGCAAAAGAAGAATACCGACGACCGGATCAAGAAAGGCTACTAAGGCGGTGTCCAACCTCAACGGAACGCCGCAGACCTTCGCGGGTGTTGTGACTGCTGCCCCGCAGTCCGTCCACCTGTCGATCAAGGAACAAGTCGAGGCCGCGCTGCAAGGCGTCAAAGAGGGTCGCACGATGGCGATCCTGAACGTCAAGACCGGCTCAGGCCTGAATCTCGCCGTGGCCCACAAGTTCAACGATCAGTGGGAAGTCATCACCTACGTCGGTAAGTCCGGCTGGCAGAAACCCATTGAGGGCGGAGTGTCGGTAGCCTTCTCGCGATAGCCACTTGACAAGCTAAAGGCAATTCGCCTACAGTCTCCGTATGGCGAAAACGCAAGGCAAGAAATCGGCATCCAAGCCGACCCCAGAGAAAGTCACCTACACGCATCGGTCGATCAATCGTCAGTCGTGGGAACGGTTCCGCGCTCGGGCGAAAGACGAAGGCCACACCGCTGTCTGGTTGCTCGACCAGTTCATCGAGAAGTACGGCAACGGCGATAAGGTGTTCTAGTGCCGGATCGTCCGCTTATCCTGCGCCATCCGAAAGCCAAGCCTGAAGACGATCACTTCATGCTGGATCGGTGGACACCGGAAGCGATGCACGTCGTGGTCAGCAAGTATCGGGAAGTGAAGGATCGGGAAGGCCGCGTGATCGAGCGCATCTATCGTAGCTTCTGTCGGTGCGGCTGGCGGTCGATTGAATTCCACAAGGCCACTGAGGACATCTGTCCGGTGGGAGAAGCGTTACTCGAACGAGCGCGGCGACTGTCGCGGGGAGATCGCGTCACATGGTTAAGCACGTCAAGAGCAGGCGAGGATTCGCCGCAATGAATCCAGAAACGCAAAAGCGGATCGCGAGTCTCGGTGGCAAGGCCGCGCACAAGCAGGGCGTAGCGCACCAGTGGGACGCGAAGGCCGCAGCGGAGGCGGGACGCATCGGCGGTCGCGTGTCACGCGGTGGTCGCGGGCGACTGGTGCCGGTCGAGCCGGTGCTGCGCTCCAAGCATTACCCGCAGCCGTAAACGAGTTCGACGCCGCGCATGAGTTCCGACATGCGCCATTGACGCAAGGTGGATTGTGGCAGCGCCGGGGCCGTCGTTTCATTTGTGCATGGGCGACGGTAAAATGCCTCCGCGATCCGAATGCTCCTACGGTGCGAAGGGTGTACCTTCGGGCGTCATTTACTGAGTAACCTGTTCCTGTCGAAAGGGAAACCGTTGATCGATAAAACTGCCGTCCAAGTCGCGCTGGAAGCGAGTCAGCACCTCGAACTCGCAGCCTTTCATCTCTACCAAGCGACACAAGTTCAACATACAGAACCCCTCCCGTCATGGGACTCGGATGACGCGAAAGACATGCGCGTCGATGCGCGGTATCGTGCTGCCGGAGCGCATAAGCGATCACGCTCAGTCGCGAGAGCTGCCGTGGTCGAGCGCGTGGCCGTAGTGCTGGCCGTCGCGAATGGCGACATGTGGCCGAGCTGCGACAACCAGATTCACCGTGGGCTGTCAGTGGAAAGGCGAGCTGTCCTCGCGGCCATGCGCCGGCAACGGTATCGGCATCAAGCGCGGATCGTGTGCGCGGAAGTCTCTCGGTTCTACGAGATCGATCAGGACTCGCCAGGTGCGTTGGAGGCCATCGTGTTGAAAGCGCGGCAGCAGCAGGACGCCGACTCAAAGATCGTCTCGGCCTATCGGAGTCGTGTAGGACGTGGTGAAGTAGTGGCGATTGGAGAACGCGAATGAAGCAGCCGTATAATCCGCCAGCCTTCCCGTGGAATGGTCAGATGACGTGGGTGCCGGAAAAAGGCATGACGCTCCGCGATTACTTCGCGGCGAAGGCGCTACAGGGAGGACTCGCGGCCCGCGCCACTAATGCAGGCAATGCGGCCTTGTTCGCGGCAGAGTGCTACGCACTGGCCGACGCCATGTTAGCGGAGCGTGCGAAATGAAAGCTCTTACCGTCACGGCCCTCATTGAGCAGGCCAAGGGTCTACCGCCTGAGTCTCTTAAGGCGTTGATCGAGTACAACTCTCGGGTCTACATCGAGTGGGCTAAGGGGCAGTATCAGAAATCCTTCGCAAAGCTGCAACAGGCGCTCCCGATCATCGAAAAGAACGAGACGATCACGTTCAAAGACGGGCGTACTGGATCGTACGCACCGAACGATGAGATTCAGGAAATCGTGGGGCCGATCTGCCGCCAGTTCGGATTCACCCTGAGCTTCGCCACGACGTATCCGGCACCAGGCATGGTGAAGGTCACGGGCGAACTGGCGCACAAAGACGGCCACTCCAAGTTCTCCGAATACGAAGCTCGCGTGGACATGAGCGGCGGTAAGACGGACGCGCAAGGGCGCGGGTCGGTGATGTCTTACGGGCATCGGTACACAACCGTTGACCTGTTGAACCTGATCCAGCGCGGAGCGGACTCAGACGGTTCAGTAGACGTGCCACCAGAAGACACCACTCCGAAGCCGGAAGGCTATCGCGATTTCGAGAACTCGCTGCGCTCGGCGGCGATGGTAGGCATGATGGACTTGGGTCACGCCTGGTCGAACGGCACAAATGCTCTACGGACGGCTGTCCCGAACTCGCTATGGGTTGACCTGAAAGCCGTCGCGGAGGCGCGAGATGCCGTCCTCTAAGCCGTTCTCGGTCGTCAACTGCGAGCAACGCTCGGACGCATGGCGTCAATCCCGTGCCGGCGTCTTCACCGCGAGCAAAGCACACGATGCCTTTTGGAAAACACAAAAGGGCGAGTATCGCGCCGAACGCCGGAACTACCGGACACAGCTCGTCCTGGAACGAGTAACCGGCAAGCCGACCGAAGACGGTTATCAGTCGAAAGCCATGCTCGACGGCATCAAGCGCGAAGCACTGGCGCTCCGTCAGTACGAGAACATCCACGGCGTGTTAGTGCGCTCGGTGGGGTTCGTGCTGGATAACGAGATACCCGTGGGGTGTTCACCGGACGGCATGATCGGTGACTTCGAGGGATTGGTGCAGGCGAAGTGTCCGATGCAGGCGACGCACTTCGCGACCGTCGCTAGTCATAGAGCCGCGCAGTCAACGATCGCGGGAGAGGTCGGACTGGTTAGGGGTTGTATCGCGCCTGAATATCTCGCTCAGATTCGTCACGAACTGTTCGTCACGGGCGCGGCCTGGTGTGATTACTTCTCATTTCACCCTGACTTTCCAGAACCATTACGAAGTGTGACCATCCGGGTCACACGCGAAGACGCCGCGCTTGAACAGTACGCGCAAGACGTGCGAACCTTTCTGGATGAGGTAGAAGCCGAGTGCGAGAAGATCGCAGGATGGATGGCCGCATGAAACTCACCGTGGCAGAGATCGGCGTCGATGAGTACAAGAAAGCCGAGCGTGACCGCGCCTGGTTCCGGTCAACACCAGCAGCGGCCAAAGGCTATGCCCGTGAACGTGGGAACTACTGCCGCGAGCAGATGATGTACGCCACGCTCCCGGATGCCTTGGGGAATCTACAGCGAGACGCACACTTCTATCGGTTCCAGCAGGACGCGGTAATGTTCGCTCGAAATGCGTTTCGAGGATGGCGAGCCTATCGGCTCATGGTGGGCGAATGAATCTCTGCCGTTAAAATCGTGTCAAGCGTTAAGTTACCTACGCGCTCAATCACTTACGGGGATGGTGAAATGTGAGTCAATCACGCGCACGTAAGATAGCAGTTGCGGAGGCACAAGGGAAATACTCGTCCAGTCAGGACAACCGTGCCACTCCCATTAAGTCTTCTAAACCATTCTCGAAGTCATTGCGTGTGTTGACGTGCGCGGTGTGTCAGCGAACGATGGCGTTCGGAAAAGAATGCAGCATCGACGGTGAAATGAAAATGGTGTGCCGTCCATGTCGCGGCGAGTCCTAGCATGATCGAGAAGTTCAAAGACGGCGAGACGTTAGCCGAGTACCGTGAGCGACGCCGGAATGCTCGACGCATAGGCATCCAGAACGTCAAGACTGAGTTACGGGTGCGCGACGGCATCGGCTGTCGCTGGCCGGGCTGTGAATTCTGGAAACGCGGCTACGCTGTGCACGGCGTCCATCTGGAAGACATGGGCATGGGCGGTGATCCCAAGTTGATTCGGACGCAACGCTCGTCC